TCGGCGTTGTCGTACAGGTCGCGCGGATCGGTCGACGGGACGTTGTTGCCGGTGTTGAAGGTCATATGGTTTTACTCCAGGCGTGCAAATCCGCACGGCGTCCGTTAGGGCCGTGTCCGGTATGTGGTGTTGGCTAGTGGTTAGGCGGGTGGTGTCGCGTTGTCGTAGGTGTAGACTTCTGGCGCGTAGTTGACTGCCTCAACCGATGCGCCGTCAGTCCCGCTCGGGCTGATAGACGTGATTAGCGCCGGATAGCTCCAGCGGTTGACCGGGCCGAATAGCAGGTGCGGCGGCTCGATGCTCCAGCTCGTGTCGGGCTCGAAGTCCAGACCACTGATGGACAGTCGATAGTCGTCGATTCGGGTCGCTGCGTAGGGTCCGGAAAGCGTGCCATCTGGCCGGCGAATACCGACCACATGCGCGCCACCGGCCGACCAGTCGAACGGCTCGGATGACTCGATGATGCCGTTGTCGTAGCTGAGCATGAGCGCGCTCTGGCCGTAGCCCGGAACGTCGTCGGCCACATGGCAGAACGACATAAACCCCGAATTAAGCGCATCAAGCTCAGTCGACCAGCGATACGCCCAGCGGCGGTGCTTGTGCGCCATGCGCTGCCGCATGCCGAGGCGCCATGCCCGCGTCCTGCTGGTGATGCCCTCTGCCGTCAGCTTTTCGACCTTGCGCCCGATATCGCCCGGCAGGCGGCACTCGACGGTCTCCACCGCCCAGGTGTTTTCGTCGACGTATTCCACATCCACGCCGTCGAAGTCGTCCGGGCCTACGGCGGAGAAGTCGCGCTCCAGCTCTTCTGTCATGTTCTGTGGCGTGTACATGTCAGTTTTCGGCGCGAAGGTCTGTTCCGGCGTGTCGCGCGGCTCATCACGAGCAGCAGACAAGCGCCCGCGCTCGATAGTCAGGTCGGCAAAGCCGGCTTTTAGGGCATGACCGATGATCTGCTTAACGGTAGTCGACGACTCATAAACCATATCGAACTTGTCGCCGCGCGCCGCCCATATCGCGCCGAGCCGGTCCAGCTCCTCGAAGTCGAGATCGTCGTCCGTGTAGCCGATGGACCGCGCGACGTAGGCCACGAACGGCACGATATCGCGTGTCGGTGTCTCAATGTCCCATGCGCCCTCGCCTGTGCGGACAGGCAGCACGCGAGTGACCTCAGCGGAAATCAGCTGTTCGGACTGTGCAGCCAAGCGGTTGCCGCCCTTGACGCGCACAGCCATCACCGTGACGCCCTCGTATGCGGTCGGCGCCTGCAGCTTGGCGCGCAGCCCGTACCACTCCACGCCATCAATGATTTGCGTGCTGTCCGACTTCGCTCCGATGCGCCTCAGCCGCACTTCGGGGCGCATCATGCTCGGCAGCGTCAGCGATTCGGTGTATCCGAGCTGATCGACCTGCGCGCCACTGTAGGTTTTCCTGACCGACGTCCAGGCACCCGCTACCGCGGCGTCGCGGTACTGCATTTCGACGGTTACGGATATCGAGTACTTGCGCCCCTTCTTGTCGACGCCGCACAGGCCGCCGGGGAACATCACGTCCCACTCGATATGGCTGGCCACCTCGTTCGGCGGGCAGGCCATGAACGGCCCGGTCCAGTCGCCCTCCTGCGTGGATGCGTCGAGGCTGATCGAGGCGTCGGCACTGTTGAAGTCATCGAATCCCGGCCATGCGACCGGATCAGGCGCGCCGGCATCGGTCAGTCGCTCAACCGAGATGGCCGACGTGCCGGCCGCGACGATGCGATAGCGCAGGCCGGCATAGCCCACGCTCAGGCTCGCAGTCCCGGCTGGCAGCGCGGTCACGGGCGCGCCGTTGGTGTAGCTCAGCGTGATTTGATCCGGCGTGCCGGGCGTGTAGCTGTGCACGACGAACGAGCCGGCATAGTCGCCAGCCACCTCAATGACCATGCCCGCAAACGGCGCCATCCAGGCGAAGCTGCCTTCGATGATGTCGCGATCCGCCCCGCCGTCGACGACTGTATAGGGGCGCGGCGCTTCAATGCGGACGATCATGCCAGGCGCCCAGCCAGCCGGGAACGAGCCGGCACCGGACGGGATGGTGATGGTGTCGCCGCTGAAAATGTAGCTGGTGGCCGTGGGCTCGGGGTCGACGGCGTAGGTCGCCGTCAGCTCCAGGCCAGCGGAGCCGGTCGAGGTCGCGCCCACTTCGTCCGCCGAGTGCCACCATTCTGCGGCGCTTTCGCCGGCCAGCGATTGGCCTGGCTGGTAGATGGCATATTCCGCATCGCTGCCGAGGGAGATCAGCGGCGTATCGCCCACAAGAATGCGGCTGGCCGGAATCTCGAATTTGCCCTTGCCGATGCACAGCAGCATTTCCACCCACTGGTCACGCGGCGCCGAGAAGAAGCGATGCGGCGGCAGCAGGTAGTCCGGATAGACGCGGCGCTTGCCGGCGACCTCTCGAATCGGGTCGTTGATGCGGACTTTGTTGCCCTTGGCCGACGCCTCGTTGAGCGCATCGCCGCGCCCTACCCCGCCGCCGCCCTTCATCTGCGGCTTGGGCATCAGTGCGACGACGAGCACCACGGCCGCCACTGCAATGGCCGCGTAGACGAGCATCGCGGTGGCGCTGATCGGCTCTTTCGGCTCAGGCGTGATATCCACCACGTCATCCGGCGTGATGACGAAACTATCCCACTTCTCGGACGGCACCAGGGCGCCATTCACCTCGAAGCTGATCGGGTGAACGTCGCGCTCGCTGTATGACGGGACGTTCGCGCGCAGCCAGGCGCCGATGGTCATCGCCGAGCCGATGCGATGCGTCTCCAGCGGCTCACCTTCGAGCTTGGACGGATAAATCCGAATCATGGTTTTTCCCTGTAGTAGACGACCCGTGCGAAGCGGGATTCGAACCTGGCCACGGTCGACCAGCTCGGGCCTGTCTTGCTGCCGGTGTCGAGCACGGCCAGGCGCCCGTCAATCTCGACAACGATGGCGATATGCACGCAGATGCGCCCGCGCCAGACTGTGGCGATAGCGCCGGGCCCTGGCCGGCACTCCTCGAACTCGGTCGCCGCTTGCTTGACGCACCGCGTGAACTCGGCGGGCATGGTGTTGCGCACATGGCCGAAGGCCGGCAGGTCGCCCTTGCCGAACACTTCCTGCCGCACCAGCCGCACCAGACCGTAGCAATCCACGAACGGCAGCTCGCGCCCGCCGTCCCGGTATGAAGAGGCAAGGTATTTGGCGAGCCAGGTCATAGGTAGCGGATGCCGGGGGCGAACGTGGCGGTGTACAGATCGCGCGGGAATGCGGTATTGATCAGATCGAAGAAGCCGGCCGTAACCTGCACGGTCGAGCCCTTGATCTTGCCGTTCAGCACCGTGGCGCGGTAGACCTGATCGCTAGGCGCGGTCAAGTCGCTGGCCAGGTACACGCGGAAAATCAGGCTCACCTTCGCCTCCGCCGCCAGTGCCGCGTCAATTTTCCGCTGCGCCTCGCCGGTCACGTTGTCGATGGCGAAGGTCAGGTTCTGCGCGCCGCTGTTGGTCTTCTTCGGCAGCGCGACGGCAATGCCCGAGGCCAGGAACGTCAGCGGCCTGCCGTCTTCGGTGATGCAATGCTGATCCTCGAAGCCGTTGCACAGCAGGATCGGCGCATCCCAGGCCGTGCACGTCAGCTCCAGCGTGTAGATGATGGTGTCGCCGCCAGAGGCATACACCTGCTCGAGCACGCTCATTGCGGCCACTCCTCGTTCACGCCCGAGTCAAGGGCGCCCATGTGGGTCTGGTAGGGTGATTCGGGCCATTCGCGGTTTAGGGCGAGGTCGAGGATCGACGGGAACAGGATGTACTGCGGCAGGTGCTGCCAGCCGTCGGCAAAGGTCTGCTTTTCGCGGATCTCCAGACGACAGCTGATTCGCCAGTAGTCCGGCCCATCCATGCGCGCGGTGTAGGCCGGAGCGGCGTCCGAACCTACGAATCGCATGACGGTTTGCTTGGTCGGGCCTGCGGTCTGAGCCCAGCCAGTAAACCACTCCTCGCCCTCTTTCAGCTCCCAGCGAAACCAGGCCTCGAACAGCTCGAACTCTTTCTGAGGCATCCCCCAGGAAAGCGTCACGAAACTCGGCACGCTGGTGTACTTGCGACGCTGCCTGGCTCGACCGCTGACCATCGGCGTTCGCGTCAGGTTTGGCGCATGCTCGAGCATGTAGCCGGATAGGTCGGGGTAAGGCAGTTCTGATGGGTACTCAATCATCTTCCTGCCCTCTGCAGTCCGAATGCCTGCTCAATCGCCTGAGACTCGGCGGTGCCTCCCGCTCGAATCCGGGCGACCCAAACCCTTAAAACCTGCTCGCCGTTGTCGTTGCTGCTCTGCTCGACCTGGCCCGCCTTGCTGGCGTCCTCGATCAGATTGACGACCACCCCGGCACCTCCTCCTGATCCGCTTTTCCCGCTCGACTTGGTGTGATCAATGACGGTTTCCTGCGGGTGCATCATTGCGAGGAAGCCGCCCTTGCCGTCCAGGCCTCCGCTGCGCGGACCGTTGCCGGTGTATCCGCCGCCGTCGAATGAAAGCGATGTGCTCGCAATGGTCGAGACTATGCCGGCCGTAGACGCGGCGACGGTGGCCATTGCGCCAAGGTTCGCAGGGAATGGCAACGACCAAGAAGCGGAGGCAATCGCGCCTTGGATGGCAACGATTGAGCGGGCAATTGCGGCTGCTTTCTCTACAGCAAACATGGCTTTGTAGAGGCTGGATTGCTCGCCTGCGAAACTCTGGGCCATTCCGGCTAGGCTGCCAAACAGATCTTCGGTAGAGGTCAGCATCACTAACTGACGGGCAGATTCAAGCTCAGCCTGTTGATGCTGGCTTTGCTCTTGGATGTTGCGGATGCGCTCGGCGTACTGCTCTTCATTGATCGCCTTCGCCTCAAGGAATCCGCGCTGCTTTTCGAGCTCTGTCGCCCGCCACTCCTCAAGCTGCGTGGCCTGCTCCTGCAGGCGCATGAACTCGCTAGCGGCACCTCCGATTTCTGGCGAGACGACACCGGAGTTCGGCGCCTTGGTGACACCTTCAACCGTCCCGGGAGCCTGGTCGGCGTTCATCTGCACTTCGCGGATGCGGCGCAGCGTTTCCAGCC